GAATCCAGCAGCATTATCGTATAAACTGTTATCATCAACAGCAGTGACAATTTCCTCAATAACATTTAAACCTACTCTAAATGATGCGAATGGTTCATATTGATTTAGTATTATTGTTTCTGGATTTACTTCAACAAAAGATCCACGAACAAACCAAACACCTCTAGTGATAGCAAAAGCAGATCCAACATTTGTTGCATTTGAATTGATTGCTGTAGCAAAATCTGATCCACTTGTTATGGTAGTCAAACCATAAGTGAAATCTTCAAGTGTTGTAAGAGTCTCACCATCTAAAAAATTACCTGCCAAATAATCATCAGAGTCTTTTTCATATTTGATATAGAGTGTGGTATGATTAGTTTCTGATTCAGCAGCAGATAACACCTTTACAACTTGAGCAATGACACCAGTGGTTTTACCTTTGATTCTTAGGCCAATAAGTTTGTCATAGTATAATTCTACAGGAACACCAAAAAACGTAGATTCAACCTTGACAGATGTATATTGACCATCATACTTGAATACACCAGGTATGATCATCGATCCTTCTTTGAAGAAGTGTTTACCAAATTTTTCTATCTGTCCTTGTAAGATAGATTGAAGAGTTGTTAATTCTCTTGCTTGTATTGGACTGCCAGGTTTGAAAAGAACTTTGTTGAAGTTCTTTGATGAATCAAAATCATCAAAATATGGACTGACATTTAGGTTGGTGTTCTGTGGCATCGTATCAGAATTCTAAGATAATTTTAATATCTTCACGTTGGTTTGTTGCTCTAGTTACTTCAGGTCTTTGGTCAATGTAGATTATATTTCCAGAGTATTTTTTGATCTCTGGGTTTGCTAATCCACTGTTGTACGTTTGTCCAAAATAATATGTTCTTGAGTTCACTGTAGTTGAAACTCCCGTGAAACCTGTGTCAATTGACAAGGTTTCTGTTCCTCCTGTGGTGGTAACAATAATATTAGTATTGCCTCCACTTGCAGGGTTAGCAGTGAATCTATTTAGTTTGTATCCATAGGTGGGTTTATTACCTGAGGAATCGTTTGTAGCAAGGGATCTGTCTTGCCAGTATTGCAGTGATTTTGTGATTGGATCGTATCCTATGATTTGACCAACAGCAGTGGAACCAACTCCTACAGTCTGTGTAATCTCACCATCTATAGCGACTGACATACTGGTGGTTGCTGCACCTGCTAATCTCAATCCATAAACCCCCGATGCAGATGAGGCAGTAAGTAAATTTGTGCTACCAAATTGTTGTGGGTTTTCTATAATACCTATTCTTGCAAACTGGTTACCAGTAGGAAAATCAGGGTTTGTGACATCACTATTCTCTATACGAGAATACACAAGCACCTTATTAGCACCTAATTCTCTGTAGATGTCTGCACCGTGACCGCCTGGTGGTGGCACAATGACAGAGAATGAGGCACCACTTCCTGTCACCACATCATCAAGGTCAAGAGTTCCAAAAGAGTATCCACTACCACCGTTAGTTACTTGAACAGCAGATGGTTTACCGTTGATGAATGTGACAGATGCCAGACCATCAGATCCATCCCCTCTTATAGGAACAGCATTCTTTGTACCATTGAACTGATATGTCGCATTCGTGACATCTTCAATTACAATAGTTTCTATCTTACCATCTACAGCAGCATTTCTCACATCTGCTACTGCTGTGTTAGTGCCCCAATCTGCAGGAACTGGAATAAATTCTGCACTATCAAATTTTATAATATCACTTGGTTTTATAGTATAAAGATATTTCCAAACATAACCATCACTCTCTAATCTAGGTTGTAAATCTGTATGTGTAGGTTCTTCAAGAGATATAACTCCACCACCACTGTTAGATGGTGAAGCACCATTGTATATACACTCATATACTCTAAAATCTGAGTTCATGACATAGAAGTTTGCTTTATACAAACTAGAGGAATTCGTCTGTGGACTCAACCTATCAATACTATAATCTGGACGATACATTTCATATATCGTTCCTGTTTCCCATGTAATCTTTTTGATTACTCTCAACACGTCGGTTGAAGTTATTTTTTTGGCAGAAATTAGAGAATCGTATACGTTATCATGCTCGTCAAAATTATCAATAGGAGAAGGAGTCGCTGTGTTCCAATCCGATGCAACAGATGTTGCATTTGGTAATCCTATGAAAACATAATAACTGTTGTCAGTTGTCGAAATTCCGCTAACGAAATTCGTAGCATTCAATACTCTTATCTGATCAGTGATGATCGCTGGCATTATTTTGAAACTAAATTAGTTCGTAATTGTTATTTATGTGTAATCCAGTGACAATTTAGATGTTCTTTGGATTTGAGGAGCAGTTGATAATCCAGTAAGACCATTCATAGGATTGACAGTAAACGCTAAACCTACAGCTCCTGTTGTAAATTTAGCGTATGAATAGGCACCATAGAAGTTACCTGCACCTGAACTTAGTCCAGTTACATTCACTCCATGATCTGCTGCTATCTCAGTGAATACTCTGATTGTTGAACCTGCACCCACTCTCTGAATGTTACTGACTTGGAATACACCATCAACACAAATTGTAGTCACACCAACAGTTTCTGAACCATCAGTTGACTTAGCAGTAACACCATCTCCAATATTTGATCTACTTACAAGGAAGAAGTCACCTGTTCCTATACCAGTCTCAGTAAATCCACCGAATGCATTATCTCTCAATACTGAGTTAGTTGGTATAGTAAATTCAAATTGTAAACCAGTAGCGGTAGAACCAACACCAACTATAACTCCGTCATCACCCTCCATCGTCACAGACTCAAGAGATTTATAAGGATTAGTGAATCCCGTTGTGCCAAATCCAGTGTTGTCTTTATCTGTATCTACAATTTTAATATCAAACTCGGTAACATTGGGATCTTCAGTTTTTGTAAATCCAATGATACCTGATTGTCCGTACATCACAGTAGATGTTGTGCCTACACCAGATATGAGTCTAGTTGCAGGTTGAACTCTACCAACATACAACCCTCTTGCCTTACTTACTTTCACTCCATCAACAAACTTGTCATCTTCTTGTTTTCTCCATGTTACAGGTCTAAGTGGTGTCTTTGACGCTGTAATACCTTGTCCCTTATAGATTGTAGTTTGTAATGTGTCTCTTGATACCACCTCTCTGATAGTCCTAGGATCTTGTTTCAATAAAGATCTATCTTTTGATGGACTTTCAATTGTAATGATATCACCCTTTAGTATAGTCTCCACTGCTTCGGCATTGATAATGTCAGCGTCAGTTCCTCTGTAAAATAATATTTGTAATGATGCACCTGTTGGGGGAGGTTCTGTAAACTTCAATTGTGTACCACCCTCAAAAGTATATGCTTTACCAGGTTTTTGTAGCACATCATTTATGAATATCAATAGCACATCATCAAGACTTATTGGACTACCTGCTGTCTTCTCAATACTAATTGGTTCGCCATTTTCTCTCAGTGTAAATTGAGTTTTACTACTATTAAATTCATTAGAGAAATCATCAAGTATTTGGAATTTACCTAATACCCATCCTGAAAACTTATCATCACTTGTTTCAGTGACAGTAAATGTAGCATCTTGGAAATTTGTTCCAGCACTAAAGTTTGTAGGTATACCTGCAATAGTGAGAACCTCACCCACAGTAAAACCATAACCTGTATTTGTTATAACAGGTTCAGATATACTGTCTCCCACACTTACCTTTATTGATACTGATGCTCCTATACCAGTGCCACCACTAATTAACTTGATATCATCATAGGCGTATGGTGAGTCAAATTCAAGTAACGGTACATTTGTGTGAGTGTAACCTACACCTGGCGTTCCATCCATAAAGACCTTTTTTATTCTGCCATCTTGTACAGAAAATGTGCCTGCTGCTGATGTAGTTGGATTACCACCTATCACTCTGACTTTAAATTGAGTTCCAGCTGATCTATATCCACCACCAGTAAATCCCATAGCGACAGTTATGGTACCAAAACCTGATACCACAGCAGTTCCAAAACCAGTTTGTAATTGCTGGTATCCAAATCCTTGAGAATTACCCAACCCAGCTATGATACCTTTTCTGGGTAATCTATTTGCATTGACATCAGATGTGCTATAAGTTTCAGTTTGACCTGGTATATCATTTCCAGTAAATGTGATTGAAGTAATACCAGAATGTTCATCGTATCCGTAATCTGTGTCTGGTTTCTGAAATACATTGTTTATCAATATGACACCAAAATCAGTATTGATACCAGTAATATTTGAACCATTGCTTGTCAAAGTAAAGGTTTTGCCAATCCCTGTAAACCCACCAGATATATCATCGAGCACAAAGTTACCTCTGTAATCAGATCTCATAAACGCTCTACCTTGAAATTCACTACCGTCCACCACATCAGCTACAAGGAGATTATGTGTGCCAATACCTGCAGATGTCAAGGTGATACCCACTCCTGTCAAAGCATCAGGTTTAGTTGCTGCGAAAGAGAAATCATTATTACCATTTTTGATTATGAAATAATCATTATTACCTACAAGAGGTGCAGGTGGAGTTCTAGATCTCAGTTTTACTTGTGTACCTGTACTGAATACCTCAGTCAAAGCAGAGAATCTACTTGCAGCTACATTCACTGCACTTGATTGTATTCCAATCGTCTGTCTAGTGCCACCAAAGGGCGTATCAGCAAAGTGTATCTTGTTTCTCCTTATATTGTAATCACCTCTCACTAATTGAACTGGGTCATTTACTAAATGTGCTTCTTCTTGTGTGCCCATCCATGCACGATCAACCAACACATTATCAGCATGTGTACCAAATCCAATAACTTGGATACGCATGATCTCATTACCCATTTTTATAATATCATAATTCTTAAACTTATTAGGGTCTGTAAATCTTGCCTCACGATTGAACATCGTGCTCTTCAAAGTTGTTGATACGTTTGTATTTTCAAGAAGAGGTGATTGTATTACATTGTCAATAGTAACAATACACTTGGTGTCTAATTTTTGAGTGGTGAAACTTTGTGTTGTGCCAACACCAACTGTTGTCAAACCTATTGGGTCACTTGACACAGCTAAGTCTCTAGTTGCAGCAACTTTAAATTTATTTTCATCTAATTTTATTACAAAAACAGTTGATGGTAATGTTGTTGCTGCACCAACACCAGGACTATTATGATCTATTCCAACAGGTGTGCCATCAAATGCTTCATAAGTCAACTCTTCACCAGTAGTAAAAAAGTGATTCTTTATAACAAAAGTATCTTTACCAATCAACACATCAGACGGTGCTCCAGCATCAAACTCATGAGAAAATAATTGATCACCTTTGTGTGTTAATCTAAAAGAAGTTTGAAAACTTTCACTTGCAGTATTGAATTGTTTATTGACTGACGCTAATTGAAATGTCATTAGTACGTTACGGTTGTGTTGTTTGAAACAGTATCTGGTTTATCAATCTTTAATTCATGTGTTCTTATCGTATACGCTTTGTTAGCAACAGGTAAGAATTTCAACTGCGTATTTGTGCTAGTAATATGTATGCTAGTATTTGACATATTACGTTTTTCACTGTCAGATGTGAATAGATTATTATAGGTATTGAATGTGGCATTTCCACCAAATGAATTTGAACCAACTATGAATACTGAATACTCATCATCAGTTGTATTGTGTATTTCAACATGGAATCTGCATGTGGTGTAATTGGAGTATGATTTCTCAGATATTATTTGATCACTAGGAGACCCATTAGCAGGTAGTTGTATAAATGTACTGTCAAGCATAGTATCACCTATATGATACTCATCAACTATGCCTGAGTTTGCATGAGTCTGTGCCACACCTACTGCTCTGACAAGAGAAGATACTGTTACTGCCATGCCCACAGGAGGAGTATGCTGCAATTTCAATACATCACTTGTATTGTCTAAAGAGAATGTACCAATGTCTGTATCAGCATCCATTTTACCAGTGTTTGTGAATATGACATTGTTTGATCCATCAATCAACCATAAGAATTCATCTATTTCCTTCTCTCCACTAGGACCTCTAGCTGACACTAAAATACTGCCAGATTTATACATGGTTGCATCCACTTCATCAACATCTTGTAGAGTGTTACTTACTGCTAGAGATTTTGTAACTCCTTTGTATTCAACTAATCCAAATGCGGTAGATGCTACACCGACACCATTCGTAATTATCTCTTTATGGAATGTAATATCATATTCTAATGCTGAGTTGTTAGGTATATACAACACACTTGCAAGAGGTCCGTTTGTCTCAGCACTAAATTCTCCAAGGTCATCAGAGTCAGATAATTCTGAATAGGTGTTTAGATAAGCATTTGTGCCATCATGGAATACAACAAATTCTGAATACTGAGTTGCATTGAATGATATACCTGCTGATACGTCAAGAGTTACTTGAGCATAATATTTGATAGCACTTATACCATCACCTGCAGGACCTCCTGTCAACATGTCAAATGTATCTAATTCTACAGATCTTATAAGGTTAGGATCGGAGTAGAATTGTGGACTTATATCATCCAATTCTAATACACGGTTTGTCTTACAAATAAGTCCATCACCAAATCTACCAGATAAGAATTGAACTTCGTCACTTATATTTTCATCAAGGTTTGTATTCTCACTTACAAGATCGAAGTTATGAGTGTCTAGTAATGACGCTTGTGCATCAATAACAACAACATTACCTGCACCTGATGATATACCAGCAGGTTGTGAACTGGTGGTTGGTACAGAATTTATAAGATGATCAGAGTGTTTTTTGAACCCTGCTATGTGAGCGAGAGAATCAACTGGTTCACTCCAACTATTGATACCCACAAAACTTTTGAGTGAGTATGCAAAGTATTGATAATAATCATTATCTTGAACTCTTTGATAAAACTCATTTAGTTTACCAGTATCTCTCTCCCAACCAAACGTTTTTTCAGCAGATGTATCAAGAGTAAAATATCCTTCATATGATTGTGATGAATCAATTGTTCCACCTGCTCTGGAAAACTTACCAGTGACTACATCACCAACATTGAATCCTACAAGAGAGTCAATTCTTAAGGTATTTCTTGTTTTACCTTTTCCTATAATAACTCTTGACTCTTGACCTGATGATGACACAACTGGTTCACCATTTAGAAATGTGCTTTCAATTAGGTTGACCTTGAACTTAGCAAGGTCTTTATCCTTGACAACCACACCGTATTTTCCAAGATCATGAACACCAGGATCTCTGTCAACCTCATATGTAAGTGTTGCTTGATTTACGTTTCCGAACGCTGTGTTTACGCCAATTAGAGTAAATGACTTATAACCATAGTCAGCTGAGTTGAATCCATTACCAGTGGATACACCTGTATTCTCTACAAATACTTTATCACCCACTGCGAATGGTATTGGCACTGCAGTGGTAAAACCTGTGATAGGTGTTTGTAATCTGAGTGTGACATTTGGTTCAGTATACGTGCAACTTATAATACCAACACCATTAGAATTATTTACAGCAAATAATTCAACATCACCTGCACTTAGATTACCACCAGCAAATATAACTTTGACATTTGAGACAGATCCACCTTTTATCTCTGCTTCAAATTCTGCATTTTGATTTATTGAATCTGTTTTACTATTGTACACCACGAAGTCGGGTGGTGTAAGATAGTTTCTGCCTGTAGATGTAATCGCTACACTATCCACAGCAAAATTATCTTTCAAGAACAATACCTGTGGCACTGCTGCTTGAGGTTGTAGTGTCAAATCGGATGGATAATCATATCCAGTATCAACTAATTGGACTTCATCTAATCTACCTATGTCTCTTCCAAACGCCTTAAGATTGACAGATGATCCAGTTGTAGATGCTATTGATACTTGAGGTATATCTTTGTAATTTGATCCACCACCTTGTAATAAGATACTTGCAACACCACCTCTAACACTTGGTGAGTTAGTTATGTAAGAAATTTGTGATTCACTTGTATATCCTACTTTTTCAGGTACTGTGAATAGATTCCAACTGAACGTGTTTGTATCTTTTGCTAGTATTGTATGATTTCCTGTAAACTTACTTTGGTTTACGAATATTTTAGAATAGTCTCGTATCTCCTTGTTTACCTCTATGATTTTAGTATTCTGTAATGGTAGGAATTTATAGTACAATACATTAGGCACACGATCAGTGAAGTTTATAGATGTCTTTGACCCTGCATTGCCAGGTATTCCAGTGTTTATGACTTCTATCGCAGATTTACCTGTACCCACAAAAGGTTTCTTATAATCTTGATCTAAGAAGAATGATAATTTTGTATTTTCAAGTGATATGTCAGATGTATCAATTTCTAATGTATCACCTGTAATAAGAGAGATTGGAGGATTGATTGAAGATCCTATGCTTACATACCTTGATCCCGAATCATATATTGCAGATACAGAACTGGTTGCGGAAGACACAACAGTCAAATTAAGAGTATCTCCTCTCTCGAATGTATGATTGTTGGATGTTGCTGTTACATTTATAATTCTAAGTGTACCAGTAACAACATCTTTTTTTGTTTTGAAGAAATGTGTGTTTCCAATCGCCACATTACCACTAAACATTACTCTATTGGCATCAGATCCTAAGTCAGATTGAGATGTAACAATACCTATCAAGTTATTATCTAATACCTGCACAAATACCTCAGGTGGCAGTGGTCTCTTGAACGCACTTGCAACTCTCTTCATTGCATCTGTTTGATATGTAAGTGAGGTGCCTGCACCAGGACTATATTCTACTTTATCACCATTCCTAAAAGGATGACTTGGCATATAAATTGTCCTTGTGGGTATGAATATATCTTTTGTCTCATTACCAAAGAATGACACTATTTGATGACCGCCTCTTCCAGATACTGTTACTGTGGTACCTATACCTACACCAAAGGTGCTACCTGCACCCACCATTGTTTCAGCATTGAAATAATATGCATCGTCTTCATCTGTGTTCAAATTGACTGGTTTGGATAATTGATATGTAAATTCATTCTCCAACCTTGTAATTGTAGATCCAAATGTGTGTGCAGCACCTGCTGTGCCATTTTGTGCTCTAAGTAATTCTAGCCTATTATTTTTTACGTCAAAATTTATTATCTTAAGTTGTTCATTATCAATCTTTACTACATCGTTTATTTTGAATTTGTACCCTCTGATCACATCAGGTATCCAATCAGAGATAAGAACACTTGTGGTAAGACCTGTATTGTTTACACTCGCCATTGATACACCAAGACCTGTGCTTACTTCTTTAAGGTCAATTTTTGCATTACGCACAGCGAGGTTTGAGTGAGTGCTTGTTGATATGCCTATTATTTCTACAAAGGAATTATCAGCAACTTCAATAGGTCCTGTGTGTATACCCGTGACACTACCTGCATTAGTAACTAAAACTATATCTTCTATCTCGGTGATTGATGATGTTATATTTGTTATGTCAGGACCTTCAACAAAGTTGACTTTACCTATAGCACCAAATCCACCCGTCAGACTATTATCAAAAACTAATTTGTCACCAACGTTATAATTTTTACCTGAGGTTACTATGTCAATTCTATCAATCAAACCACTCTTAGTTTGAGTGATTTTTGAATTTATAAGTGTATTTTTGTTTGCCTGTGCAACATACTCATACTCAGATATATTGTATGGTTCAGTATTTCTTACCAAACCTAATGAAGGAAGATTTAAATCTTGATTAGAATCATATGAATTATTGAATGTCTGTAATTTAGAATTGTAAGTGTCACCTACAATATATGGGAATACTGGTGTTCTGGCGTTGTTGAAAGGACTATTGGGGTTGTTTACCTCAATACCATCAACTGTGGTATAGTATGCATATACACCATTTGGATATTCAGGAGTGGGTGCAAATCTACCATTGTGTTCATCAAGATCACCAGTGCCTTCTACATAAGTAAAATCTTCTACAAAGAAACCAGCAGGGTAAATATTGATATTAGGTCCGTCGACTCTAGAACTCGCTAACTTACGATAACTTGATTCAATATATTTTTTCTTACCATCTACAATAGCGTAAGGTCCGTATATTGGATTGCCATCATATGCCCACCCAAGAATCGGTGAGTGGTCTTGTCCCAAATCACCTAAGAAGTTTCTAAGATTACGAGGCACATAATAGTTTACATAAGGATTACCTAAATCAAAATCTCTTGGTGTTTCTAAGAATCCGTCGTCATCTTTTACATCTCCAAACTTAGCATATCTCTCTACTTGGTTTATAGTCCACTTTTTGACTTCACTAGAGAAGATAGCACCTTGGCCAGGTGTTTTTGCTGTAGCGGTTGTTTGTGCTTGAGTGTATCCAGCACCTTTTGTTATTATATCAATACTTGTTATAGCACCATCTGTTATATTTGCTTTTGCTTTACATCCCGTGCCATCACCATCTATTATAATATCTGCACTAAAGAAGTTTTCACCACCATCTTTTATTATGATTTGATCTATACCACCATTTACAATAAATGGTTGTAAAAATGCATTTTTACCAACAGTGGGTTCTATGACTGGTTTGAAATTGTCATTTATAACTGTAGATCCAAAATCACTTCCTTTTTGACTAACATGCACCGCAGTTATGTTACCCCTTATAATAGGTGTGGCAGTTGCGTTGATTGTAGATATACCTTGTCTACCATTGATGTCCACTGATATTGGAGGGTCTTGAAATACATGTGTTCCTAACCCATTATCATTCAAACTTATGAATGTTAGTAATTCCTTGTTGTCAGATAATCTGAAACTATTGTCATCTATCTTTTCAATAAAATATTCATCACCATTTGTAAGACCACCTATGGCAGAGTCAGTAGATGTATATTTGACTATCTCTGAATTACTAAATCCGTGAGAGGGTATCACGATTGTATCAGTAAATGTGTTGATACCTGTGCTTGTGTGTACCTCCCTATTCTTGAATAAACCTACATCCTCTACTAAAACTTTGTCAACTTTTTGCCTTCTAGAAGTTGATTTGAAACTTTGTAACCCACCACCATTAGTGGTAAGATCAATTGTACCTATACCAGCTAATGCTTTTGTTTTTGATACAGAAATGTGTAGTTGAAAATCATCTATTTTTACAACGAAGTAAGGTGCTGTGTCGACCAGACGACCTGGTGTAATACCGATACCTATGCCTGTGCTACCATTAGTTTGATATATAATCTCCTCTCCATTCTTAAATCCATGTGGTGATGAAAATACAAACCTATCTGTAGCAGTATTCACCACACCACCAGTGGATGTTGAATCAAATTCAACAGTTTGATTGACAAATTTCATCTTTGCCTTTGCTATGGCTGTAGTATTGTTGCCACCAATTATTTTTACTGTGGGTGTCTCTTCATAGTCAAAACCCTCAGTATCAACGAGTATTTCTTCTAAAGTTCCTTCTACTTGTGCTATTACAGACGCTGCTGTCCCTGCATGTCCGTCTTGTGTGACTGTCAACTTAGGTCTATTTACAACATCAAACCCAGAACCTGTGTTCAACACCTCTACACCTTGTAAAGGTCCAAAATATACAATATCAGATGATTTATATGAATATGCCTCTACACCATTAGCAAATAAACCAACACCACCCTGCACCGTCTTATCTTTTACATCACCATATTCAGGGATGCCAAATTTTCTTACTATCTTTTGTGCACCGAGATCTGTGCCAAAAAGTGAGTCTGGTGTAAGTGTATGTGACGTTAGTGTTCCTATATCATTACCTATAAATGCAGTTATGAACTGACCTCTTCTTACGTTCTCCCCTGTGAATGCTAATTTTACAGTATTACTATCAACTCTCTTGACATAGTATGACTCACCATCATTCAAGTTAGTAAGAGTGCCTATTCCTGAGGAAGAGTATGCTACCAGATCACCATCATAAAAATCATGATCTGGTACATTTATCTCAACTGTAGTTGTGTTGACACCTGAATTAGTGAATGGTCTAATTCTCTTTTGTGGATCAATAGTCCAGTGAGGTAAACTATTTGATGCAACATGTACAGCAAACCCATCATTGTATGTGTTCTGTACGTCAGCTGTTCTATCTTTTTGTATTTTTAATTTTCTTCTTATCTTATATCTTTTTGTAGTATCAAGAGTAGGGACACTGACTGATATAGAATCACTTTGGTTTTCATCAAATACAAAAGTTATAGTACCATCTAACTTGTTATCTGGATCAGTTTGATCTATGACCTCTATTTGATCACCGACGTAGAGAGAGAAGTTTGATGATGCAAGTTTGAAGTTGTAACTGTTTGTGCTCTTGAGTGTGTATCTTTCGATAGCGTAGGTAGATGCTGTGTTGTAGATCCACGTGGTATATCTCAAATCATTTTCTATTCTACCAAGTTGTTTTATATTGACCTCAGAATCTTCTTGTTGATTGATAGCGGAACCAACGAATTTATTGAGCACACCTAGCACATTGAATCTAACTGGAAGTCCAAGGTCACCATTCTCATATGATGTGGCAACAAGACCAGATCTTACTGTAGATCCAATACCACATGGCGATGTAAGAGTTGATATACCTGTAAATTGTGTAAGTGATTTACCAAGATATGATATCTTTCTATCTTCAAACTCTATGAACCCTGTAGCACCAAATCCAACTGTAGAATCTACGTCAATGGTAGTTGATCCAACAGGTGCTGACCTCGTTATGAATGTCTTGCCAATTTGTTGAAACTTACCTATAATAGTGCCTTTTGATAAAGCAATTTTATAGTATGATTTATTTCCAAATACCGCTTTCTCCACACCTGTAATTGAACCACTTGTTTCTAATGGTGTGGTCTCTTGTATGATACTTTCACCTGTAATTTTGAGTGGATTGCCATCAATCAATTCGCATATAAGAACTTCGTTTACCCTGTAATCTGCATCTGACGGACTTATGATATATTTTGATGGTTGAATCATCTCAACCTTTTCACCATATAATGCACCAAATAATATCTTGAATGCCTCCTCTGTTCCTTTTGACTTATAAAAATCTTTTGATTGCCTAATAAAGTTTGATTGATCTAAATTCTCATCTAATTTTCTTTCTGCAAACCCTGACAATACTTGTTTTTTTAGTTTTTTTAGAAATTCTTGTAGAAATACATTACTCAAGTTGTGAACTCTAGTGTCCACAGCGTGAGTCGCTACACCACTATTAGTAAATGTAAGATATTCTGGTTGATTAGTTCTATTATTATTTTCTATGCCACTGAACCCTCTCACACATCCTTCAAATGATGTGGAACCGATTCCTGTGTATGTTATAACTTCATTATTAATTTTCAATAAACCATATTGACTCGGCCACCCGTCAGTTGAGTCAACATAAATTACATCATCATTTGCTCTTGCATATTGACTTACAGATGTAAAACCAATAAGATTTTCAGTGTTTAAAAAATCTAAACTTTTGTACTCAACAAGATTTTCAGCGATGTCTATAGCACCACCTTGATACTCTTGAGAGATGTAATACTGTTTTAGGAAATCACCTAAAAGAGGATTCTCCTCGTCAATTACCTCTGGTATTTGACTCTCGATTATTTCATTTATCTTGACTTTTGTTAATGATGTCTGTATCATTAGTATCCGTATCCACTACTACTACTTGAGGAAGATGATGAAGGTGGTGTCGATGTCATTGTTGTTGACGAACTATCTATGGCAGCACTGTCAGCAGCAATTCCTAAACTCTCTGCCTTGGTAGCGTATATCGTATCATGAGGAGTAGAAACATGGAACGCACCAACCATTTTCTTACCAGTGGTGGGGTGGAAGTGGAAAGGTCCGTAATATGGATTACCATTCACATACCCAACTAGATTTGAGGAACTAGCAGTGCTCGTAATGATAGCACCTCTGACTTTTGCACCATTACTGTAACTAGATTGTGGATTGTACCTTGTACCAGATGTGTTTGCACCTGTAGATATTGGATCTTCTCTCATAAAGAAATTACTATTAGATACATCAAACTGTAGGTATAATTCTTTCCTTGCTAGTATGTCATTTGATTGTGGTATCGCCTGTATCTCAATAATATTATCTGATAAAACTGTACCTGTGATATTCACTGTGTCAATTATAACTTCACCCTTTTTGTAATCAACAGATCCAAATGTTGAAGATAATATCTTGACATTAGTGTCGGAATCAAGTTGGAATAAGAAAAGATTACCTGTATCACCAGATACATGTTGATCAGAGAAGTACACGGTGCCAGACACACCAGATACATTGAATCCAGTAGACTTGATATTATAGGATGACTCATTTCTATGGAAGGTATTGTCAAAACATATCTCATACTGACTAAAGACATTCAATTGTGCCACTAAATTTCTTCTTATTCTGACAGTGGTAATATTAGATGTTATAGAGTCACTCACCCTGTCGATCAATGATAAAACTTTACTATACTTAAATCTACCACCAAACTTATTCAACTCAGTGCCACTTGCAAATAAAGTCATGGCATTTATAACATCAGTTCTTAAATTTTGAGTATCACCAACAAAGTTTGAATTGTAATATACGTAAGAATCAAGTTCTACATATAAAAACTTCAAATCAATAATCTCTGGTACAATACCTGCCACAGAATAATTCTTCAAAGATGATAGTATTTGTCTTTTAGTAAATTCTGATAAGAAAGATCCGTTTTTAGGTTTAGCAGCAATATATACTCGACCATACTTGGGAGGTGTCAACTCCTCACCACCAAAAGCACTTATTGATTCAATGTTAGGATATACAGATGGCACTATTGCTTCATAATCATTCGCTGTAACTGCTCTGTGCTGTGACGAATATAACCTAGGTGCATAATACCTGACACTTCTGATATCCTCTATATCATCACCATTTTGTGAAGGAAATTGTGGTATTATAGATGTCGAGAGATCTGTCTCTGTGGCAAGGTCTTCATTTATAATTGTGCCTGAGAATAATAAATTTGAAACACCATTACCTTCTTTACCTTCAGTCTTGATATAAGATATCTCTATAATATTGCCATTACTCAATTTTTGTCCAAATATCCCATCACCAAATAATACCTCATACTTCTCATCTGTCGTTTCCTGTATAAGATAGATGTTTGATGTAGATGTTACACCTATAATATTATCAACTAACTTATACTCAGTCGCTGTGGTGCTTGAGTTGTTTTCCTTTACTTTGATTCTGATAGTTGAAGTGTCTATACCATTATTAGGTAAAATATACCTTTGATTTGGTAAAGAGTCATTTACAACATATCTAGATTCAAGATATTGTCCTTGAAATACTTCTAAAGTGCCTTGAGACTGACCCTCCAAAGCAGTTGCAGTTACTTTCTCAGGTATGGAGAATAAAAAATTAACATTTGACACAACACCATTACCTATCAAACCTGGTTGAAATGTAATTGTATTTGTGCTTGATGAGATGCCAGTTATGTCATAGTCAACCTGCATTCTTGCTGCCCTTCTTGATCTAGGCACATATCCAATGTTTCTTGCTAATGATACAACATTTTCTCTTAGAGTAGCACTGTCTATGAATGTCTCGTTTACAACTGCGTTAGTATTATATGCTGTGGTATATGAATTATATGCGAGTAGATTTACAATTACAGAAAGGTTTGACCCCTCAAAATCCATGTCACTGAAGTTTGAGTTTTGTCTTAGATAATCTTTTATTGAGGTTTTGATGTCCTCAAAATTTAGATTGGTGAATTGTTGCAGTGCCATTATAACCTTGTTGGTTCTAGTATAAAGTTGACAGATTGTGTAGGGGCAGAGAGTCCAATAATGTCATAATTTATGATTACTTCTATAGCATTTTGATCAGGAAAAGATTTAAAATCTACATCTGTCAATTTCACTCTTGGTTCAAAATTTTTGATAACAGTCTCTATCTCTGTTTTCATGGGATCGATATAATCACTATTTGCCAACTCAAAAAGCGATCCACTGAGTCTTGTGCCTATGAGTTCATTGAAGAACACCTCACCTCGTATGATACGAACTAAATTTTGCACAGAGCGTTTGATAGCATCCTCATTTTTCAATGTGAGGATATCTCGTGTTACTGGATGTTTTTTAAAGGACAAAGAAATATCTTTGAAACCTTGCGAAAACTTCTGTGCTGGCACTCTTTT